AACATGGATTAATTTTAAGTACACCAAAGAACACATGTAATTTGTGTAAAAAAGTATTTGCCAGTTCTGCCAGTTGTGTAAGACATGTAACAACTAAAGTTTGTATTCCAAAAACAGATGAATTATTGGATCATACCGCAGAGCAAGTTACAACAAAAGAAGAGAAAGAAGAGAAAGCAGAGAAAGCAGAGAAAGCAGAGAAAGCCACTTCTGTAACAGAAACAATTTCACCTATAGAAGAATCCATCTTCCCTGTAATAGAAGAAGTTCATCAAATTATTCCACGCCATATAGAAGATTTAGACCCTATAAAGAAATCATCATCAATTGTCTATACTCTTGTAAAAATAGCGATATGTTCCGTATTTTTCATTCCCTTTTTATCAAGAATAAAAGGAAATAAAAAATGGTAAAAATATTACAAAATTTACAAATTGTATTAAGCCATTCTGTATCTGTTGTATATAACAGTAAATATTTGAATTATGAGTTATATAATGATTTTGGATACAGAGACGTCAGGGCTTCCACCTGCTCTCTCAAATGCCTATAAAGATCGGTGGAAATACAAACCAGTTACGGATAGCAAAGCATGGGAATGCGCGCGACTCGTTCAAATCGCTTGGAATCTATATGCTAAAAATGGAACGGTGATTAAAAAACGCGATTTTGTTATTTATCCAGACGGTTTTAAAATACCGAAAGAGGCGTCTAATATTCACGGTTTTACAATGGAAATCGCTCTTAAAAAAGGAATACCATTACGAGAAGCAATGGAAGTGTTGGCAGAAGATTTGATAGATACAGAACTTATTGTATGTCATAATATGGCATTTGATGACAAAATTGTAGTATCTGAATTAATACGTGCCAAATATGTATGGATCCATTCTATGTGGGTCAGCAAACAAAAGCATTGTACAATGCTAACAAATACAATTCCCGGACAAAGATGGCCAAAATTATGTAATCTTTATGAGCGTCTTTATGGACACCAGCCTGTAGCAGAACTCCATCGCGCCGATGAAGATATTCGCGTGACAGCAGAGATCTTCTTTAAACTTTATCCAGACGGAAAGGTTTTTGAATACTTTATAGAATCATAATGTTTTAAATTTATTTTTATTTTTATTTTTATTTTAACATCTATGTGCAGATACTATACGGAATCGTTCCATATATTTCCAAAATTATAATGAATGAGAAGGACCAAGCTTTAATTAATCGTATACAAACAGCATCCTTTTATGGAGATACAAAAATACTAAATGAAATGCTAATAGATAAAAATTTTATAGCAAATGAACATCATAAATTAATGCTATACAATGCTTTGATTTATGCTATCAAAGGGGTTCAAATCAAGATTATAAAATTTTTATTAAAACAATACAAGGGTATCATTTCATCCAGAAAAAATAAGCATGAAATAATACAAATTGTTTTGGAAGAAGCTCAAAAAATACCACAATATGAAGAAAAATTTGCTATAATTATTGAAATGTTAGTACACGCGGGTGCGGATATTACCAAAGTATATACGAATTTATTAAAAAAAGCATCACAAATGGAGAATATAGATACATTACGTGTATTTATAAAATTGGAGAAACATACTGATTGGGAGATGATTCGCGCAGACTATCCTTCTGTATATGAAAAACTGGTAGCAGAAAGATTCGTCCAAACGAAACATTCATGTACAAAAGGACTTATTCAAGCATCCGGCACGTGTTATTATAATGCTGCCATACACGGAATTTTATTGTCGCCACAACTATACCATTTCGCTCTTTTAAAATTACATGAGTATATAGAACATTTAAAAAAGAAAACAGCAGAACAAACGATTCATTGCAGTCATTTATATGACACCAACATACATTTAAAAGTTCTCATACAACCCTATGAAACAAATATACAGGAAGAAGTATATGATGAATATATATTAAATTTAGGATACGACAAACAATCTAAAATTACTCCTTCTATTCCTATTATTGTCACAAAGCAAAATATGGATGAAGTTGCTACCTTTATGATCATGAAATTAATATATTTTTATAAATGTAATCATATATTACAAACACATCTATATAAAACTTGGAAAGATACGATTCAAAAAAGAATTGATCTTACTTGTCCTAATATACGAGATTATATACAATTATTAGCATCCTTTACTATTAAAATACACGAAGAAGAAGAAGTAGTAGAACGTATTAAATTTGATTCTGAGTTAAATAATAAATATAAACCAACGACGATTGCTACTATTTCTGGAAAAACGGATTTTCCTTTACATTTAGAAGAAGGTGGAAATTCCTTGTCTGCTTTTAAAACCATGTTAAAATATATATATGGTTATGAAAAGTATAAAAAAAATGTAAAATTATTGAATATTTTTGAGGATCCATTTCAAAACTATAAAAAAAATATAAAATTATTGAATAATTTTGATGATCCATTACAAAATTATAAAAGTAAAGATAAAAGTAAACATAAAATTGAAATGCCAGAGCTTCTTATATTACATTATTTTGATAAGAATATGAAAAATCAAAAACAAACAATTAAATTGGATGATATGAAAAACACCATTTTTCTTTCGGATCAATCTGTCTTATTTAACATAATAGAAATAAATGGGAACAAATATCAATTAGATCATATTTCGATTCGATATACAACAACGAATGAAAGTGGTCGTTTAATAGGTCATGTAGTCATGGGCACGATGTGTAATACGGATACAGAAAAAATTCCTGTGATTGTAGATTCATATAATCCAAAGGATATATTTCCTCTAGATTGGAGAGATATAGGCTCTTTGAATGATTCTATACGACAGAGAAAAAAATATGAATTGATTCAAACTCCTGAAATTTACTATATTTGTTATGTAAATATTGATAAATATGATGAAAAATATCAAACCGTACCTATTTCAGATACCTATTGTGAAGAAAATAGATGTGAAATAGAAGGAGGTGGTAATAATAAATATACCTACAATAAAAAGCAATATAAAAAATATACAAGTACAAAAGGCACATATATTCTTGTCGATGGACGACGTAGATATCTTACACCGGGTGGTAAGTTAAAACCTTTAAAATTAAATAATAAAAATTTCTAATTAATTAACATTGCTTACGCTTCGGTTTTTCAGATATACCTAAATAGTATCCAATCATGGTTGGAACATCTATAAGCCAATGAATAAAAACACCGAGCGCTATCCAGAAAAGGATATATGCAATCCACGCGATTGCTCCAGTAAGGTTAAAAATGAATCGTCCAATAATCCATGCTCCTAACAAAGAGGTTACCCAATCAAAGATAGACATATCAAATAATTTTGGATTACGCAATTTGTCTATTATACCACATTTTTCTGTCATTATTTCTATCTTAATACTATTTTATAAATATTTTTTAATCATATTATTTATTTGTACTTCGTTTAGCCCTGTAATACGATTTACTTCAACACCTTTCTTCATAAGGATAATCGTCGGCATGGCTGAAATTTCATTTTTATCCGCAAAATTTACAACCTCATCTGCATCTACTTTAATAAACTTTACATTTGGAAATTCTCGTTCCATTATATCCAGTTTAGGAGAAAGTAGCTTACAAGGACCACACCATGTAGCAAATACATCAATTACCACAAGTCCTTGAAAGGATTGAATAATTTGATTAATTTCCTGCTCTGTTCTTATATTTTGTACCATCTTTATGACTTATGTTTTCGTTTTTGTCTTTTATCTTATATATCCTATAATCTATTTCTTATACTTCTTTTTTATCTGTCTCTTGTTTCTTTTGATTTAATGTATATAAATTTGTAAATGATAAATTATTTTTATCGTATAACTTTTTGAGTCGCATCGTAACTATATATACGAGGAAAATGATGAAAATTGCTACCAACATCAGCAGTGTCATATACATAAGTTGTGTATCTTGGCGCATCCTATATAATTTTGGATTAAAGTATTCTATGGCTTCCCAAATAAATGGTACCAACAAGAAAGATAGACCGCCAAGATAACAATATATTTTGTAATTTCGTACATATTGCATATCTTTCTCAATTGGTATATTCGTATAGATTACTGATATATAGAATATCATCATCCACAATCCAAGAGCAATATAGAAAGGATATTGGAATGATTTTCTTTCAATCACATCATGGAAGGATTCTCTAAATACACCAAGTAGAGCGAGCCCATGAATAATGGAAAAGACCGCGAATACCAAAAGTATATATTCATACATATGACCAGCCAATGTATCATCCAAACTAACAAAGAAATCAAACCCTTCAATCAATGCAAGTCTCTTTTTTATTTCAGGAGGTATAAAGATAAGTGATGTCACCATCGCTATTTTTACAAATCCATAAATAAGAAATACAATACCTATTAGGTTATAATACATCCTATGTTAAATCTAATGTTTTATCACAAATAAAAAAAGATCTTATTTTTTCATAAAACATAATCAAATCTACAGTGTAGAGGATTCACATACATACCATAAATAAAGATATGGTTGTTATAAGAACGGAATACCCTTCATTGGGAGATGATGATTTTCGCGACCAGTTAATAAAGCGTTCCGATTATCAACTATTCAAAAGTATAAAACAACCTACACTATCGCGTGATGAATTTGAACAGTTATCCAAAGAACAATGTACGGGTTTTGAAAAAACAATGTACCAGCATTTGATGCAACATTATATGTCTATACGATCTCCCTATCGAAGTTTATTACTCTACCATCAATTGGGTACGGGCAAGACATGTAGTTCTATTACGGTAGCAGAGGCATTTTTGAAAGATTATCGTCAAGGCGATGAACCATCTATTATCGTCGTTTCAACGGGGACACTTCAAAAGTCGTATGAAGGGCAGATTTTCTCTATATCACAGAAAGCATCTTTAGAAGCCTTACGCGAACAATGTACTGGAGACTACTATATGCGATTGATAGGAAAATTAAAGACTCCTACTACAGAAAAAGAACGCGAAAGTCTTCAACGAGAAATAGATACGAAGATTGGACAGCGATATGAATTTATAACTTATCAGAAATTTGCTACGAAGATAGAAAAATTAGATAAAGAGGGTAAATTAGATTCCCTTCGTGATAAGGTAATTATTATAGATGAAGCTCATAATTTACGAGATGTAAATATAGATCAGCAACATCAACAGAAGGCGCTTACTCAACCACTGATAAAACTACTGCGAGTTGGTAAGAACAATCGCCTTATTTTGCTCTCGGCGACTCCTATGTACAATGAACCAGAAGAAATTCTTTGGCTTCTTTCTTTGTTATGTATCAATGACAAGCGCGACAATATGCTGGATCCCGACAATCTCCCGGCTTTGTTTGAGAACAATAAGATTATACCGTCCATACAAAAGAAGTTGAAAAAGCTGGCATCGGAATACATTTCCTATGTACGCGGTAATAATCCATTTACCTTTCCAGTGCGATTGTCCCCGGAAATGTTAGGTACGGCAGTAATAAAAACAGCTATTACGGACAACAATGTTACAGATCCATCATGGCCAACCTATTATAAAGATGGTCTTGTACCAACGGAACTGGGATCATCTCAACTTTCCTCTATTATGGAAAAGATGAATCAGGCACGTGATATTCGCGCCCAGATGAAAACCTATGAACAAATGAATTGTATTGCTTACAATGGTAAGACTGGACGCGAATGGCTGTATGATATGTTTGATGTTTCTTCAACACCTACACTTTCTTTCAAATATAGATCAAGCACTCCATGGCTTTCACCGACTCCAGATATGCTTGGTACGATCGCCGCCAAGATGCTACGAATATGTGAATTTGTAAAGACATCTACAGGTATTGTCGTTATCTATTCAAATTATAATTGGTCCGGTATTATTCCTATAGCATTGGCATTAGAACATGTGGGTTTTGGTAGGTACGGAGGGGCAAAACTTATTGACCGTGTCCCGATATCTAAAAAATATCCACGAACACCCCCATATATGTACAAGGATATACCAAATCCGCAGTATGTTATATTGTCTGGAAATCAAGATATTATGAAAGGCGGTAAGACACTAACCGAATTATTGGATGATGTAAATTCTACTACAAATCGTGATGGAAAAACCATAAAGGTCGTACTTATTACACCTATTGCTCGCGAAGGTTTAACAATAAAGAATGCTCGCGAAATGCATATTCTTAATCCTTGGTATAATATTAATAATCTTGAACAAGTTATTGGCCGTGTAATCCGCACTTGTTCTCATATGCTCAAACCCGTAGAAGAAAGAAACGTCTCCGTTTATCTTCATACAGCAATAGCATTTAATCCGCAGACAGGCGAACCAATGGATACATCCGATTTGAATTCTTATCGTATCAGTGCTCGTAAGCTTGCTCAAACAAATGAGGTTGTTCATATGATACGAGATCATGCTTGGGATTGTTCCTTGATGAAGAACCTGAATTATATGCCCAGTAGTACATTTGATTTTACTGTGAATATGAAAACATCGCAAGGTACGCTAATACGATATAAATATGGTGATTCTCCTACGGATGAGCCACAATGTAATCATATCCCAGATATAGCAACAGAATCAATTGAAAAAAAGAAAGAAAAGATAAGACCCGACATATATGCGGATATAATTCCAACCATACAGGCAAGGCTAAGAAAGTATATCCTTCATTCCATAAAAACGAATCCTGCTAAATTAAATACAGATCATGTCATGATCCCTATTAAAAATATTCCGGATATCCTTCGTATGAAAGAATTCCCGGAAGTAATCTATTCTACACTGCAAGCGTCTCTTGAAAAGGATGGGCTCTTATCTGGATATCGCGTATTTATTCATAAAGATAGCTTGTATGTAGTTCCCGGAGATGCTACGAAGAAGGGAATTCAAGTAAGCACACATATAGAACGCGAAGAAGAAGTAGCGAGTACAATGGACCAGATCGTCATATTTGAGTATATAAACAATATAAGTGATGATAACGAGGCAGTCATCTTTATATATGAAAATTTATATGCCGATATATGGCCTCTTCTTGCCGACAAAATTATATATTCCGAAACGGAAACTATGCCAACATGGATAAAACGCATATCGGATCTTTTGTATCGCGAAGGAGCTCTCATTAAAAGTAGTGAATATCCATCTTTAAAAACCAAAAGCAAATATATAGGGTACTTTGACTTTTTCAAAGGACCAGAACAAATATATATACTTGGAGCAAATGGAAAACTTGGAAAGGCAAATTCGGTTGAAATAACCGCGATAAAGTCAAAGAGAAAACTGGTTGAAGCGCCAAAAGAAGGTGAAGAACCAAAAGAATATACGGGAATGTACGTCCCCTATAAATCTTTAAAAGATAAGAAGATGAAATTGATATTCAAAATTTTAAAGAAGGGAACACCTATACGCGCTACAAATCCCGGTATTGTATGTTCGTCTTTAAAATTAGAAGAACTTAGTGACCTATGGTCTTCTCTTTCCCTTCCCACAGATATTATACCAACTAAAAAGGCGGCAATTTGTAGTAGTGTTTCAAGTGTTATGTTGGACAAGTCAAGAATGTTCCTTCCACCCTCATATAAGCCGAACTTGAAAAAATGATATAGTAATAAGTAAGTGTTTTAATATACAACATTTTCATAATATAGAATAAGATGGACGTGTTTATGCCAGTTCGTTTCCGTACTCAGGTACAATTATCCCCAAGTTCAATTACGACAGGCAATATAGATGATCATGTGCATGAAAAGATAAAGAAGAGTCTGGAAGGAATATGTAGCCGTTTTGGTTATATTCGTCCAGGGAGTATTGAAATTGTAAAGCGTTCCATGGGATGCCTTATGAAAGCTCATTTCAATGGTCATATCAAGTATGATATTGTTTGTAAAGCAGATGTATGTAATCCTGTCAGGGGTATGGTTTTCAAGGCGATTGTAAAGAATAAGAATGAACTTGGAATTCTGGCAGAAGGCGCTATCATCATTGACGGAACAAAGCTTTCCGTATTAGATGTTCTTATTCCAAGGAGATCTGCCGGTATTACATCAGAGATTGATCTTGATACAGTTGATGTTGGGGATGAAATATTCGCTGAAGTTCTTGGAAAGAGATACCAGCTTAATGATAAAAAGATTTCGGTTATTGCCAGAGCAGTGAAAGATACAAAGATAAAACAAAAGAGATCATCCGATAAGGAAAAACTATTAACCGAATACGATATAAATGGTCTTCTAATAAAGGAAGAAGACGACGATATGCTCGAAGGTATAGATGGAGGGGATGACGAAATAGATGGAGGAAGCGTTCATTCGGATGATGATAAGGTGGGCGGAGAGGACGAGGACGAAGATGACGACGAAAGCGATGGAGGTATGAGTGACATTGAAGGAGGGGAAGAAGAAGATGAAGAAGATCCCACAGGAGATGATGCCGAAGGAGGCGCGATAAATGATGATGATTTCTAAATTATTAAAATAATACACTGAAACAATAACATTAAAAATTTCTTTTTACTCCTTTTATTTTTGATATAAGAAATAATCCACTTTTACATATAAAGATATAACTATCTCCATTTGACAAATGATTGATTCGGAGCGTTGTAAAAAGGTAGTGAATTCTATCCGTGATTTGAGTAAGACAGAAATTGATGAACTCTTTAAACTATTGTACAAAGATCATTGTGAATATACACAGAATAATAACGGCATTTTCTTCAATCTTTCATGGGTTTCAGAAGAAACAATGGTAAAGATTGAACAGTTCATACAATTTTGCGACCGAAGCAATACGGAATTAGTAAAATATGAAACATTATGCGATGTTTTAAATCATAAGCTTTATGAAAATATAAAGAAGGACGCAGATAATTTACGCGTACCAAAAGGACTTACGATTCGGTTAAAGTCGCGAAATATAATTGAGAAAGAAAAAGAAAAGAATACAGAAAAAGATCCCGAACAAACAATGGAAATGAATACAGAAAAAGAGCCGGGACAGGACGAAGATGAGGACAATCGTAAAGCAGTAGCCGCGAAGATCTCATCCAGTATGAGATTCTATCTTCTAAAAAAGCGTTTTTCAAAACCTCTTATATTAACATCCACCTATGAAAATGATTTAATGCCTGAACAATTTGTAATGTAAAGATACCATATATAGTAAGACATAAGTCATAAGTCATAAGTTGTAAAATTTATTTTTAGTTTTTAGCAAAATTTGATTATATCATTATATTATTATTATTATTATTATTATTATTATTGTTAAGAATGAATACTCAATTAGTAGATCTTCTATTGAAAGATATTCCATATAATTTTGAGACAGCAGAAAAATGGTACATGAATGAATTAACACAGGGGAACAATGTCAAACCTCAAGTAATTAAAAGAATAACAGAACCTGTACACCAAGCAGTATATGTAATAAATGACAAAAAACAAAATCCTGAACAAGATCCGGAACAAAATCCTGAACAAGATCCGGAACAAGAAATAAATACCGCGAAACTAACACCAGAATCAATGACAAAAGGATCAAATGTTAAACGAGATTATAAAAAGAATAACGATCTCTCCTTTATTGACTTTATCGCTGGAAAGGTAGATGACATGTTCGCGATTTATCCTTATGAGACAAAGAGAGATATTCGGCAATATACAAAAGGACAATTAATTGATTGGGTTGCTAAAAATGCCAGAGCCTTCTTCGGACCATCTACCTCACGCGCTATCTCGGCATGTATTCGTAATCAACATACGGATATGGCAGACGTAGAGCGTTTTGCCGAATTTGTCTCCTTTCTAATGAATGTTCCGGTACAAGCAGGAACAAAGATCGTTGTTTGGCACGGATATAAAGAAAATACCCGAATTCCAGGCTGTCATCTCTTTATGAAACCACACAATGTATATATAAAAGCACAATAAAAATTGATTACCTATAATGATGTTAAATTTATAAACCGTAAATTTTACATAAAGAATTCTTTTTATGAATATAGAGAGTGAATAACAACAATGAATCTATCCGCAGATCTAATAATACCTATACTTGAAACACATTCCGAACTTGCTCGGGAGAAATACAGAAAATGGATAATTTCATTCTATCCCAAAAATTTGGAATGGACTGTAACCGATATGAAGGATACCATTGCTATATTCCAAAGTATGGATTATAGAGAGGATATATATGATGAAGAGCTTTCGGTGTACGATGAAGCTTCTTCTACGCTATTGACGGTAGAAGGTATTAGTAATATATCTAACTATTGTCAATATGAGAATCCTACGGCTGCGAAAGGAAAATGGTTTCGATATATGACCATTGAAGATGAGAACATGACGCAATTACCCGATATATTTTCATTGAAAACCGTTTCTAAGATTGAAGAGAAAAAAGAAACGGAAGAAGCCACACCACAAGGATGGGAACTATCTATGAAAAAATATAAAATAACAAAGAGAATTGTTTATACTGATACAAAAACGGGCGTATGTTATAATATGTGTATTACCCGCCGTTCAAATACTTCCGCTACCAATATGATAGCATCCGGTGTATCGTCTCAACCAATTCTAATTGAATACAAAATAGAATGCCCTCCAGAACTTGATACAAAAGAGACAATGGTATCAATTGTACGAATGCTTCAGGTTATAGAGCAGAATCGTTCTCCTATAACCATTGATCAGCAGAAGCAGGTATTACAAAGCTATGATAGCTTGATAGATAAAGTACGAGAAAAGAAGTATTTTCGGGATAGTTACTATCTGGCACCAAAGCCACTTACTTTAGAACAAGTTCATCTTTCGGATGCCGGTCTTACCTATGGGCAACTATCTATTCTTGACGGATATGCTGTGACAGATAAAGCCGACGGTGAGCGTATGTTGATGTATGTAAATGACATAGGAGAATCATACCTCATCAATAGTGCTTTTGAGGTAAGAGGAACAGGTGTTCGTGCTAAGAGAGATGTAATGTACAATACACTGCTGGATGGGGAATATCTTCCGGCGAGCAAGCGCCTGGACGGTATAGAAAGGGATATGTTTGCTGTATTCGATATATACTTTGTTGGCGGAGAAAGTGTCATGGGATTGCCTCTTGTAAATACGGGTAAATTTGATATACAAGAAAAAGAAGTAACTTCTGCGAAGGCGAAGGCGAATGCGAAGGCGAATGCGAATACAAAAATGACCGCTTCGTCTTATAAAATTTCTGGTAAAAGTCGTGTGGATATTATGAATTCTGTACTGGTGAATAATCTATGGGAACACGATCGTGATACAAGTCTTGAAGTAGTTGCTAAAAAGCATATAGCAGCAAAAGGAATGGATATGTTTGCAGCATGCCGTAAGATACTAAATGATGCTACAAAGAATGGAGCACCTTACGACATTGATGGTCTTATCTTTACACCAACCGATCTACCTGTATTAGGTTATTATCCAAATAAACCAATTACTATCAAAAGCGCCAGCGCTACTTGGGATCGTGTTCTAAAATGGAAACCTCCTGAGCAAAACTCCGTTGATTTCTGTATTTCAATTGATAAGAATCCGGTAAGGGATATGCGAATGAAAGGAAAATATGCGAAATTACTTCTGTCGTGCGGATATAGTGCTCTTAAAAATGAAGAAATTTCTGTATCGCGTGGATTAAAACTACTACAGACGCGTATGTCTGAACGAGATCTGGTAGATGAATATGTTTTGAAATCATTTACACCTCAATACAAATATGAACAAGGTATGGAATATGCTTATGTAAAATACGATACAGATGGTACAATTCATGCTGAAAACGGAGATGTTATTCAAGATGGATCCATTGTTGAGTTCTGGTACGACGTGACAGATACCCGCTCTATATCATATCGCTGGCGTGCTTTGCGTGTTCGTAATGACAAGATGAGAAATACAGTAACTCCAACTGCAGAAATCCAGTCAAAAAAGGGCAAATATCAAATCAAAAAGATAAAGGCGAATGACTGGAAGACAGCGACAAGTATTTGGAAGTCTATCCATGAACCCGTATCAAAGGATATGATTACCGGAGTTGAACGAGCACCTCAACTTGTCAAAGACGCGGTTAATCTACAAGCAAGACTTCTTGGTACGGATGCCGTCTATTACGGTCGTAATGTTACACGCGAACATCTTCTTTCCGTGGAGATGTTGAATTTCCATAATACAGTCATTAAAGACAATCTATATAAATGGCCTCAACAGATTCCAAAGAATAACCTTCTTGAATTGGCATGCGGTATGGCGGGCGATATGAATCGGTGGCGAGACCATATAACAGGCTTCTCTTTCCGTAATATTCTTGGGGTTGATCTTGTTCGTGATAATATTACAAAAGCAATGGATGGAGCATATGCTCGTGTTCTAAAACCTCGTTATATGCCTACCATGAATAAACAATACCAGAATTATGTATTTGTAATCGGTGATTGCGCAAAACCTTTATACAACGGAAATGCTTCAAAGGGAATTGATAGGGATAGCGAAGATGTACTTATGGAGCTTTACGGTAAGGCTTCTACTCGTCGTATTCTTACAAAAATTCCACCATTCGCAAAATATAAATTTGATATGGTATCGTGTCAGTTTGCTATACACTACTTCTTTGAAACGGAAGAGAAGTTGAAAGGATTTATGGCGAATGTGCGTGATAATCTGCGACCCGGTGGTCTATTCATATCTACTTTCATGGACGGCAATAGTGTAGAAAAACTGATACGTGATAAAGGTAAGAATGGCCTCATAGAAGGTCGCAAGATGGACGGTAAGGTCGTTGTATGGGCAATTCGGCGAATTCTACAAGATACTTCTGGTGGCGAAGAACCCCAAGAGGAGGCATTCCGCCAAGCAGAAGAAGAAGATGCTATTGAAAATGCTGAAATAGAGAGAGAACCTACCGAGATGGACGGTGGAGCAGGAAGGAGCATTACAAAATTAAAAGCGTATGATCCAAAAAATAATAACTTAAAAGAATTACAACTTATTAATGTTCCCGGTAATGGGGATTGTATGTTTATCTCCCTTGAAATAGCAGCATTTGGGAAAGAGCGTTCTATTACCAATGATGGTATGTGGATGCGTACAAAAATTATAGATCGTATGCGAGAGATTCTATCAAAAGATGACGATGAAGCAAAATCGCTCTATGAAGATCTTAAAATGAATGTGGATAATATCTCACCAGATGTGAAGAGTGAAGCAATTAAACTAATTGAAAAGAATTTATATTCTTCTGACGAAGATGATAAAGACGAAAAAGATTATAATACAAAAGTTTCAGGATACTTGTCGTGGATGTCAAAGAAAGGTACATGGGGAACACAGATTGAACTCCGTATGGCGGTAGATGTTCTCAAACGACCAGTTTATATTTATCAAACCGATGCAAAAACAAAGAAGGGGCAAGCTCATGTATTAGGGGAAGAGCTATATCAAAATAAGCAACCGGTAATGGTATGGTTCAACGGCAAAGATCATTACAAGGCATTAATTAATCCGGAAGACACTAATAAAACTGAACAACTCGTATCTCCCGTGACGAATAAATCATTTGCTTCTGTTGTATCTGCTCCAGCTGTACAGAAAGAAGAAACATCCCGCTTTGGAAGATTAATTGATGTTTATCTTGAGAATACGAATCGGCTCATTCCAGAGTATCTCGTGGATTTCAATCTTCTATACGAATATGCTACCCAATATGGTCTTGAACTTGTACACGATGGAATGTTTTCAGATACATACCAAGCGTTTAAAGATAAAAATCCAAATGCTTTCCCTGAATTTGACAAAGATCTGGTGCAACAACAATTCAGTTTCTTGAATCGTTGGGTTGTTTTCCGTCGTAAGGCATAATAACAAAAATAAAACAGTAAAACAGTAAAATACTAAAATACTAAATATTTAATAATTTTTATAAAATTTAAATCAATAATATGAACTTTAATTTATACGCGATCCGTAAGCATCGTATTTAGATTTTCAATACAGAATTGGCACTCTGGGTTAAGACCGACAATTGGATTTTTAGCAAAATGGGTGATCAACATCCGGATGTTTTTCATCGTTTGGTGATAGCGTATATAGTCGCCCACAATTTTAACCGAAATTAGACGATCCGTATGATATTTCTTTTGGATATTACGCAATTGTACCATATGGAATCGCATAATCGGGGCATGGGTCTTATCAAGTTTTCCATTGAAGATTAGTTCTTTTGTATTAAGATTGAAGTAGGTGGATTTATGATATAGTTCATAGATATATGAATTGATGGTAGAAATCGTGTTATGAATCACGAATGTAGGAGAAAGTACTTTACCTGAAGCAGTGATGACGGGAGTATATTTTTTATCTTTGATGTAGTTTGTTACGGTAAAATCGGGTCTATTTTTAAGGAAAATCCACAGCATATTATGCCAAGGATTTGCGTTTCCTAGATTGTTTTCCTCTTGAAAGATGATATTTTCATTACACACTTTTAGGATTGATTTATAATTCCTCTTAACAATAACAGCATAGTTCGTAGGATCCGCATCCAACCAAGACATAGAGCTGTTTAGATTGTCAAACCGGATTGGGTATCTAACTCCAAGATAGGAATAAGGCTTATCTTTGATTGTTGTCTCAACGCCCATATATTGTGACGAAATATGGAATAGCTCTTTATAGTTTGCTCCAAATTGAGAAGTGTAGTCAATAAGATGTTTATTTTCGTGATGAACCAGAACAAACAGATAACTCTCTGTTTTTTCCAAGCATTCGATAAACCGGCTCCTCAACATATTTGAGATTGTATTATTTTTTGTATTTTGTTGTTGTTGTTCTTGTTCTTCTTCCACTTCCATCTCATCTTCGTTATATATCGTCCCACTGATAGCATCTCCTGTGAGATCGCTCATAATATCACCCATTGTATTTTCATTTTCTGAATAGAATATTTTTTGTAAGAACTCGTCAAACATCGTACCATGTGTCTTTGTAGGGTGGAAATACCGCGAGTGATCAATACTGGGGCAAGTTGTGGTGCTAAAGTACCATTTATTATTGTGATGATATACATGAATCATTGTGCCTTCGTATCCCGATTCCAAGATATCTTCCATTTGATGTCGGTCTTTGTAAGCTCTATTTGATATTCGTGTAGGAACATCGTTCGACATAGAAGAAATGACACTATCTTCTGGTAATTCCGCACCCAAATTGATGATAACACTGCGCGTCTCTTTATAGAGAGGAGTATCTTTTACTTCCTCACTATTCTTGTACGCATTGTACATCATTACTAATCCAGACCTATCATAGAACCACTTTACTTGAATGGAAGGCCACAAACCACCCTGCTTTAGAAGCGAGATGAGAATCCTATATCTTTCATGAATAGGACTATAGGAAAGGGTGTTGTCTTTGATTTTTTCTTGATTTTCTTGATTTTCTTGATTTTTTTCAATTGTGTATACCTCTTCAATAAGCTGAGAAAGCGAGGACACCATTTTTATATGTTCTTTAATTTCTTTATTTTCTTTATTTTCTTTAATTTAATATGAATACGCCGTTATACTGATGACGGTTGACTGCTGACTGCTGACTGTTGTATAGATATTATTGGCAATTGTTTAAATAATACCATCATAAAGACGATCAATTTTTTAATGATTTACGATACCATATAATCAAAATCAAATATTGTATTAGTTTTTCCTATTTTTATCTAATTTATCTAAGTTTGGTTTGACATATGTGTCGTACATATCTTGACCAAAGCGTTTGGTCGCTGATTCATAGGACAGTTTGTTTGATTTTACTTGTTCCATCATATGAAAAATTTGTTCAAGCCGATCCCTATCAAAATCTGGTTTACAAGCTACCTTGAATAAAAAAGGGAATCTTTCAGCAAATTGAGGATATCTCATTTCAAACATTCGTTCCTTATCTTTAATCGTTCCAGGACTTTGAACGATTTCTTCTACAATACTTTTGACTTCATCAATATCAGTATCGTCTCCCATATTCTCGGGGGCATCACGTTTGCGGTTTTGCTTATCCATTGTAATATATCTATAATCAAGATATAATATTCTCTTATGTATGTTTGATTTTGTTTTATCATAGTAGAGTAGGTATTATAATACAATGTTTTCAACGCTTTACTATAGCGAGATAGAAGATCCACAATCTCCCGTACCCATTCCACCACCACGAGTGAATGGTGGTCTTTATACAGGAAAACAATTTCCATCAAATGCTGGATGGCGAAATTTCCCTGTAAAACCCGATGCTACTTTTTTGGTTTCAGAAAATTTAAAGAGTGCCAACCCTCCAAAAGGAGGTATTGATGCCATTCCTGGATATACGCGTCCTGGTAATAATATTACTACCTTCCCTAACCATCAACTATTTGATCCCGAAAACAGGTACAATATTATGTGCCGTAAGAATTAAATATTTACAAAAATTAAATTACAAAATTATTTATTTTATTATTATATTAATCGTTAACCATTTATCATTTATCATTTTTATTTTTTAGAAACAAGGAATATTCACCTTCTTTATGTGGTTTATATTTTCCTGAATTACTTTAACAATATATGCATAAGCCTCGTCAATCTGTTCATAGGATGTTGCCCCAGTAATAAGAATCTTTCCACTTTCAAATACAGAAACGGTGACCTTTTTACATTGTTTATCCAACGGTTGTAGAGGTTCAATCAATGGTATGGCAACATTCTCGCCCCTGCCATGACATTGATTTCTACACTCACAATGACCATTTTTTGTTGTACTTTTTTCGTTCCAGAAATACTGAATTTTTACCCCCGGATATGTTCCTGGTTGGAAACTACTAATGGTATTGTATTTGTTAGAGATAAGAAGCATATGAAGATCCTTACGACGAATACGGAAATCAAATGAAAAGTCGCTGTTGATCATTCTTATCTTAAAATCGCAAGGTTTGATTTCGTCCATTCGTGTAATCAATGGATCTACATCTACAGCAATTCGTTTTACCTCGTTTGATATGAGTTCAACCATATTTTTTCCGTCATCTGGACTACGAATGCCCGTCATCTGGATATTGCCATTACGGAACACTTTGATATTTGGAGCATATCCCTCGCGGATCTTATAGATCATAGTAACTTGATTATCAAAGCTTTTGCGATCGGTGAGATTTGGGCGTCTCTTCTTTGGATATATACCACGACTATTGTGCGTCCCAAATTCTACCCATACAAAGTTTCCCACATCACAAGCATCTGAAAGTTTGACATTTTTATATAATATATTTAGATCAATACTTGATCCAAGCGAACCATTGCATGTGATTGTAGATACACGATATGGTGTAGGAACAAGGTTTTCTGTAGTATCAACATTAATATTGATATTATTGATATTATTGATGAGATTCTCAATTTCTGTCGTCATTTTGATATTCTATGAATACTTTCACACACAGGATAATCAATTTTTTCTTTAAGTACAAAATGAATCTATCTATATAGCATTCGTATCTATTAAATTTGGTGAATTTATTGTACCTAATAAACCTAATGTATCTAAAGTATCCAAGGATGTATAAGAAAGATTCATTTTGCTTTCCAATGTTTTTCCATTATCTGTAGCAGAAGCTTTCCTACGCAGTGTTGCTTTTTTAACAGTCTCATTTTGTTCTTTTGAATTATCGGTGGTAAAGAAAGATGTGTTTATCGTTTCAATCTGCGGTTTCATATTTACGAGAGGAGGAATATTTACCATTATTGACTTGGATACGCCCTTATGAGCCTTACGAAATTCTTCGATGGTAAGAGGACCATCAAACATTTGAAGAGTATATCTGGATGGCGCGGGTCTTATTATACCTTGTATCCCGTAGTTTCGTGCCATAATTTGTATCCAACTTTGAACATCCCATGCTCTATCGCTGCCCATATGAACACTAAAGTTATATGCAGACGAACATTCCAGAGAACAGAAAATACCAAAAAATGTAAAACTGTTATGTATTGGATCATAACGAATTGGCATTCCAAATTGATTATGTTCCACGGTATGACAGCACCAGAAGCATACATGAGATTTATGTTTATCCGATTTTACTTCATTTTTAATATCTGTCTTTGTATCTACACAAGCATCGGTCTGTATTTTTTGAATTGGTTGTCGCCCCTTTTTTTCAGCATTATCTATGCCATTACCCATAAATGCATCATTATTTGAAGTAAAATAATTTACAGGCGAATATGCTGTAGGTATAGATAATTTAGGATTATATTCAAATGGATTACACATATCATCGTGAAGCAATATGTTCTCTACATGTTCTGCGGATATAGGAAGTTGAATCACTACATGTGTATATTCTTCATTGATTTCTTCTTCTGTTTTTTCAATTTCAACAGGTTTCTCTTTTTTATCTATACCATTTGGATATTCGTTGTTTTCCAGAGGTAATTCGGTTGTATTATTTTCGCTGGTAAACGAAACTTTTTTAGAAAGTTTTTTCTTTGGCGCCATTAATTCAAATAACACTTTAACTTTTAATCTATGTTTTTCTTTATTATATAAAAGGTCAAAAATCTTAATACACTTTCAAAAAATAAAATAGTATAAGAAATGTTAAATAAATATATACTTATAAATTAATCTGGTTATATATTAAGATATTATAAAACGTTGAATGAAATCAAAATTGCCAGTTCTTTTTATTATGGATATGGATAAAACCATTATTGGAGAAAGTGATATGATATTAGGGGCACATTCGTTAATTGATTTTGTACGAAATTGTTGTAAAACAAATAAAATACAAGATCTTCCTTGTCCAAAAGCAGTAAAATATCAAGATCTAACTATCAAAGAATTTATCCGTCCAGATGCTAAGAATTTTTTCCATAAAATAAAAGAAAACTTTCCTACTGCTGAATTTTTTATATATAGCCACGGAACAAAAGATTATGTTGATAAAATGATACCTATGTTAGAAAAAGAGTTAGATATGCAGTTTGCTAGACCTATCTTTACACGAAATGACTGTATTCAAAATGAAAGAGGTAAGGATATGAAGACCGTCATGGTTCACTATGACACAATGATAAAATCTCTTGTTAATAAATATCCGGCACTGAAAGATAAAAAGAATCAAGATTTAGTTATAAAAGAAAGAATTTTATTTATAGATGACAATGATATGGTATGGGATATTAAAACAAAATGGATTAAATGTCCTCATTATTCCTATAAACCTATTATTGATATCCAATCCTATATAGATTCTAAAACAATACAACATGAACTTGTTCAATCCTACATCAAAGCAGAGTTGAATTATTTCGTTATAACAAATGTAGAATCGAATACGATAGATGAACAAAAAATGGCATATCATGTTCATATGGCAAGCTTGTATCAATCAGTTGTAGAAGTAAATAGGGATGCTCTAAAAGATAAATTTTTCGATATCTTATTAAATGTATTAAAACCATATAAAAATCATGTTCATCTCTTTAAAGATGAATATATTGAAAAAATAAATAAAACATTAGAAAATAAACTCAAAAAGGCTTATCAAAATACATGTTCATTCTAAAAATGAAATAGAAATATCTAAGAATATTTTTCCTCTTTCTTAGAAATAGGATGCAGACTCTCTTTTTTAAAGAAAGCTTCTTTATGTTTGCAGCTATTTCAATAGCTGCAATATTAATTACTATTTATTTTAGAAATATATGGAGCATCATTATCTATGTTGTAATTATTATGTTTTTGTTATATTTTTATCGTATTCCAAACAGATCATTTGTACAAAAACCCGATAATTTACTAGCAGCAAGCGACGGAACTGTAAAGGAAATTATATTCAATAAATCTACAAATACATATAGAATTGTTGTTTTCTTACACATATTTAACCAACATTTACAGTTTTATCCCATCAATGGGACTGTTAAAGATATAAAATATCATAAGGGTGAATTTTATCCAGCATATCTTTTAGAAAAATCAAAATACAATGAACGTATGGAGACTATACTTGATACAAAATATGGGGATATTACAATTACACAGATTGCAGGACAAATCGCGCGTAGGATTGTAAATAAATCGCGTATTGGACAAACCGTAAAACAAGGAGACTATATGGGAATGATAAAGTTATCTTCGAGAGTTGATATAGAATTTTCTGCAAAATATTTCAAACCAAATGTGAAAGTGGGCGATAAAATATACGCTCAAGAAACTATTATATCTGTGCCATTATAAGAGCAATGATATATCCTTCAATACAAATTATTGTAATAGGTTTGTTATGTATGCTAAGCATTATATTATACGGAACATATCGTTGTAAGAATACAGAATTTAAGGATCCATTTACGCAATCTTTCGTACCGCCACCGTGGGATAAATTCTTAGATGGTTGGGGTATTTTACACTTTTTATTCTATATGATTTTAGCATATTTTTATCCAACACATTTGCTATTAATCTTTATGATGGGTGTAGGTTGGGAAATTTTAGAAAGTTATTTCTATGATCATCCATTCTATTTGTCTAAATGTAATTACAATTTGTCAACAGATGGTGTAGCTGGATGGTGGTATGGACGCTGGCAAGATATTGTTATGAATAGTTTAGGAATAATTGTAGGATATTACTTAGCAAAGCTGAATTTCTAAAATAATAAAAATATCAATTAATTAATTATTTTATATAAAACAATCTTTACATAATATCCGGTTTCTATTTTCGATAGAGCTTCTATATGCCCTATATGATATATGTCCATCGTGTTCTAATGATGAAGAGTCTCTGGAATAGCTTTTACTTATATTATGTACCATTTCAAAACTTAAGTTAATAGGTGTTTGAGTAGAAACATCACATTTTTTAATAGTAGAAACATCTACATTTTTACTTACGAAACATCCCATTCATTTACTATAGTTATACGATCTAATTCTTTTTATACGAATGTCATTTTTTAAGAACTACAGAATTCACAAGCCTCTGGATTCTCGCGGCTACAAGCCAAGATCATTTCTTCCGTTACATCTTGTTTGGTTAGTTTTACATCACTGCCAGCTCTTTTTTCTATTTTTAAGGTGAATGCTGCTGTCTTGACCCTGGGACGAGTACGCAGATAATAGATTCCCGTTTTGAGACCGCGCTTCCATGCGTAGAAATGGATATTGGTCAGTTTTGTCATATCCGGTTCTTCTACAAACAAGTTGAGCGACTGCGATTGACATACATATACACCGCGATCTGCCGATTGGTTAATCAGTACTTTTTGACTAATCTCCCAAACCGTTTTGTAGAGTACTTTAATATCATCTGGGATATTCTCAATGTTTTGGACACTGCCGCCGTTTGCTAATAGTTCGTCCTTTAGGTCACTGCTCCATAGACCCAAACCGATTAGATCGTTAATAAGATACTTGTTGATAATTGTAAATTCTCCCGAAAGCGTACGGCGCTGGTAGATGTTGCTCGTGAATGGTTCAAATGCTTCATTGGATCCCATAATCTGCGAGGTAGATGCTGTTGGCATAGGAGCAAGAAGCAACGAATTACGCATACCATAGGTCATAACATCTTTTCGTAATTCTTCCCAATCCCATCTTCCTGAGTGTTGTACTTCAATACCGTCTGCCTCTTCCCATAGATTAAACTGGAGCTTACCAAAGGATGCTGGGCTCCCGACGAATGTCTCATACGAACCTCTCCATCGTTCCAGTTTTTTCTCGGCTTCCGTAAGGTGAAGTTTCTTACGAATGGCAGTCTTACGCTTGGCGCTGAGTTCAGGATTCTCCAGCTCTATCAACAGTTCCTCGCGTTCGCGGGATACTTTCACAGATGCCGTAACTGCTCCGTGATAGATGGTCTCAAAGATTTCACGATTTAGCTGTGCTGCCTCCGGACTATCAAACGAGATCCTCATCAGTGCGAATGTGTCTGCGAGACCCTGAACGCCAATACCAATGGGACGGTGTCGCCGGTTGCTGTAATCCGTTTCAGGGATCGGGTAGAATGTACGATCAATCACCTTGTTTAGATTCTTGGTAATCACTCTGGATACACTGTGAAGCATTTCAAAGTCAAAGTAAGGCTTTCCGTCTGCGTCTTTTTTCACATAGGACACCAGAACAATACTGGCAAGATTACAAACCGCTGTCTCTTTTGAATTGCTAATTTCTGTTATTTCGGTACATAAATTTGAGGACTTAACCACACCAGAATGCTTTTGATTTGTTTTCTTATTTACAGCATCTTTATACAGCAGATAGGGTGTTCCTGTCTCAATCTGCGATTTGAGAATAGCAAGCCAAATCTGTTGTGCTTTCATCTTTTTTCTGTATTTTCCTTCGGCTTCATACTTTTCATAGAGCTTTTCAAACTCTTCTCCATATACATCGCTTAGACCGGGGCATTCGTCCGGACACATGAGCGTCCAATCGCCATCCTGTTGAACTCGTTTCATGAACAAGTCCGGAATCCACATCGCCGTGAAGAGATCACGGCAGCGCTCTTCTTCATTGCCGTGATTCTTGCGTATCTCAATAAAGCTTTCAATATCCGCATGCCAAGGCTCAAGATATACAGCGATACTGCCGTTACGCTTGCCTCCTTGATTTACATATCTTGCCGTAGCATTATACACCCTCAACATAGGAATAATTCCCGTAGAAGATCCATTTGTGCCACGAATATGACTATTACGCGATCGCACCGTATGGATATGCATACCGATCCCCCCGGCATACTTGGAAATCTGAGCACAGTCGCCAAGCGTCTTGTAAATACCTGTGATAGAGTCATCCATAGAAATTAAATAGCATGACGCAAGTTGAGCCCGAGGTGTTCCGGCATTGAACAGCGTAGGTGTAGCATGCGTAAACATCTTCTTGCTCATCAGGTCATATGTTTCCAGTGCCGCTTTTAGATCATCTCCGTGGATTCCCAAGGATACTCTCATCCACATATGCTGTGGGCGTTCTACGATACGACCGGATGCCTTGAGCAGATACGAGCGTTCCAGCGTTTTAAAACCAAAGTAATCAAACAAATAATCACGCTGGTAATCAATCACATTGTTTAGTTTTTCTTTATTTGCAATTACAAACTTGTAAAGTTCTTCGGAGATCAAAGCATTCTGCTTTCCATGTGTATCGGTAGCATTCCATAAAGCAGTGATTGTCTCACTGAAGGAAGGCGATGTATTCTTATGATGATTGCTGATAATAATACGAGCACCGAGTACTCCGTAATCTGGATGCTCCGTAATCAGCGTACTGCACATCTGAGCAGCCAATTCATCCAGATCGGTGGTTTTAACTCCATCAAAAATACGGCTGCAAACTTTTTGAGCGATGTTGTGTGCATCTACCCCCGGAAGATCCGGACATATAGACTGAATACGTCGCAAAACTTTATCAAAGGATACAGGCT